GCGTCTATGCGGCAATCTTTGAGCAACTTGCAAGGCGAGTTCTACGACGAAGTTCCTTACTGAACACGGATGGCCGCCCAGGCCGGTAGCTGACGCGTCGGCTTGGGCACTTTTAAGGATTAACAACAATGCCAAACCTGATACCGATGCGAGACTTAGGCCGCGAAAAAGCTATTTTTTCATGGCTCATGAATCCAATTTTCCACACACCTGACATGATCGAACGGCGGCGGCGAAATGCTGTTTACCTCGCAAGCCACATAGCGACCGAGCGGGCTAATAACTCTGAGCTGGCCAACCTAAGCGATTCAGAAATGACCAGTTTGGTGAACCGCATGCCACCACATGACAAGCTCGTTTTGGCATGCACCACTAAAGACGGGCAAGAGATATACACGTGCGAGTCAGTGTTGACAGCACATTGGCGGCAACATCCCAACGATTACACAGGAGCCGAATGGTGATTACGAAGACCGACCTCGAATTTTTCAAAGCCGAGCTGGACCGCGAATCTGGTTGGGTCAATATGATCCTGACCACAAGCCCGGGCGAAATCATTTTGGAAGCTGACGAGGTCTTATTGACCCGCGGCATGTCAGACATCCGGTGGGCATGGCAGCGGCTCCGCAACAAGAGCGAGACTGACCAGCCCGAACAAGAGCAACCCGCACGGCTGGTGGCCCACGCCTCGGAGGTATAGCCACCAACCGGCCTACCGTTGCCCGCATCGTGTGTGCTGCTCCTGGGGGCGAAGCGAGGGTGAGCGAATCGTGCTCTTGTGCGGTAGGGTGGCGGGGGTCAAGGATGGAATTGGGGCCACGGACAGGCCACAGCGTTAAAGATGCCGGGGCTGGCGCAGGGCCGTTCGTTCCAACGGCTTGGCGGTTCGATTCCGCCGCCCGACTTGTGGCCAGTCCATTTCGGTGGAATCCGCTGGCCACTTCCGCGACCTTGCCAACGGTTTCAATTGCGGGCCGTTGGCAGGTTTACATCTCAGATTATCAGACACAACATGGAGGCTCTTGGATGCTTGTATTATCAAGGAAGGTCAACGAGGTTTTAATGATCGGCGACGTAGCCGTCACCGTCGTTAAAATCAGCAAAGATACAGTTCGAATCGGTGTTACGGCTCCGCCGTCGGTGTCGGTGGATCGGCTGGAAGTTCGGCAAGCAAAAGAATCAAATAACGGAGCAAAAACAAGTGAACGAGTCTGAAATTGATATCGCTGACCCCACGGTTATTGCTGGATCATTAAGCGAGATTGAACAAACGGAGCTTCAACAGCTTGAAATCGTTATCAGCCGCAGCAAACAAGCATTCGTTGAATGCGGAACAGCCCTGATGAAAATTAGGGTCAGCCGGCTCTACCGCGGCGAGTTCAACACTTTCGAGGAATATTGCCAGAGCAAGTGGGGATTTAGTCGTAGGTTTGCAAATTTGCAAATCCAATCGGCTGAAATAGCAGAAGAAATGGGAAGTATACTTCTCATTCCTAACGGGGCCACGGCTGAACAGTTTATCTCAGTTCCTCCCGAAGACCGTCCAGCAGTTGCCGAGCAAGCCAAGGCGATTGCTGCGGAGCATGGCAGGGACACGATTAACAGCCGCGACGTTAAAGAGGCAAAAGCCAGTTTCAGCCAGGCTAAGACTATCCCAACAGAATCAGACATGGGCAACTTGACTGAAGATCAGCAACGTCGATTAAGGCTGGCAAAAATGGGCTACAGTCAATTAGCAAACCAGCATACCGATTCAGATTTAATCAAGGTAGCACAAAAAGAAGGTATTTACTGCCGAATAGACCGGAATTCTATTTGGGGAAATCCGTTTATCATGGACGAGGACGGAGACCGAGAAACCGTTGTTGAAAACTATGCTGATTACCTGCGTAAAAGACCTAGCCTGATTAGACAAAAAGAATTGATTTCTGGCAAAATACTTGCGTGCTGGTGCTACCCAGAAAGATGCCACGGCCATGTTTTAATAAAGGATCTCCTTACATGATCAGACTAAAGGAATGCATCTGTTTTGGCCGAACAGTGCCTGAAGACTCAAAAAAGTACGGTCGTAAGGTATGCAGTATATTTTACTCACCGGACATGCGAGACTTCATACGGGTTTACCCTCTTTTGATAAACAACCCGGTAAGAATGCGATACAGATGCACACTAAACCTCATTCGAAACGAAAAGGACTCTCGATTTGAATCTTGGAAGTTAGAAGACTCAGAAAAATCAATAACGGACGTATTGCCTCCGCCAAAGACATTGCAAGCAGACACAGAAATATATCGCATACTCAAAAAACATGAAACCGATTCCATAAAATTGCTAAACAATCAAAAGAGGTCTATAGGAGTAATACGCACGGATCTTGCTGGAAACATGAGGTCGGTTGAAAGCGAACAACTTCCACAACAGAAAGAGTTGTTTGAGGATGTGAATCACTCATTCGATTTTCAAGCAACATGCACACCGTACCTGAGGTTCGCCGACTTTGCTGGCAAACACGAATTGCAAGTCAGGGAATGGGGCGTCTGGGAGTTCCTTAGAAAAAATCCGTCAAACCCACTTAGTGTCTTTGACGCCATGAACATACGGAAAAACCCGCTAAATTATATACTGATTGGCAATATGCTAAGCCACAGAAATAACTGGCTTGTCATTAATTGGTTTAAAACTGACCCGTGTGAAAGGCAAGCAGATTTGTTTTCGTCACTAGATAACTCAACCCTCATAAGATGCAAAGGATCCAACAATGCCCAGATTTGAGCGTGGCGACATTGTGGAAGTCAAAGGCTTCGCAGGCCATTGCGTTGTTGAATCCTACCTACAGCCCGACAACGGGCCGCCAATCGTGCAAATATGGTACGACAAGACACTGGTTCAATTCATCGGTCGTGATCTAGACAAGCTGAATTTGATTCGGGAATCGTCGTTTGAAAATCAATATTTGCGAGGCAAAAACAAGGGGCCGAAATGACAACGCTTGAAAAAGAACTACTAACGCCGAAAGTCGTTGGCGATTGGAAGCGGATTGCAACTATGCAATTGGAAAACAAACGGGAACGCATCACGATTCCCACGACTCTACTACTTGCCATGATCCAGAAGATTCAGGCTAACGAGGAAAGCAATGACACCGCTTGATCTTATCGCATCGCTGCCAAATGGCGAGGCTAAAACTGCGGCAAAGGCCATGTTTGAACTATGCGCATGGCTTGAGAACCACAGGGGCACAATAGGCCCAGAAGTGCTTGACCAAGAATACTATCAGGGCGAAGCGAATGTGATATGGCTCAAACGCAACTTGCGGACAGGTTTACTGGTTAGATGCTGTGCTGGCAAGGTTGCTGGTTTCGATTGCCAATGGGTAATGGAAAACACTGAGACAGATAAATGGCAATATCGGCTTTATCTTGGCGATGAGCCATATTGGACAAGCGAGCAAGTAATCCAAAAACAGGGGGATCACAATGACGACGACACCGCTTGATTTTATCGCCAGCCTAGAGCATGGCGAAACCAAGGCCGCAGCCCTGACCGTCTACAACCTGATGACACCCAAATGGGTTGAAATTACAAACGATCCGGCAACGCTGCCGGAGATAGGCAAAACGGTAATTGTCCGCATGGATGCCGACAGCGGCGGCGGTGAGGAGTTTGGATTGCGCTTCACGCCATACCCCGAAGCCTGGCAATACCCCGAAGCCTGGAAATGGTATCATTCCAAGTTCGTTTACTGGAACACCATAAACCTTTCAATAGGGGCTGTTTCGTATGAGTTAGGCAAGACACCCACGCACTGGAGGCCGATATCATGAGCGCAGAAGAATTAGACGAACTCTTGGCAAAGTTTAATGCCGATATCGATAATCATCTGGGATATCGTTGGACAACAGGGCCGATTCCAGTCGATCTGGTCAACCACCCGAAGCATTACACAAGCCATCCCAGTGGCGTCGAGTGTATCGAAATCACGCAACACATGATGTTTAATACTGGGAATGCAATAAAGTACATTTGGCGTGCAGACCTGAAAGGCAACGCGATCGAGGATATCGAAAAGGCGATCTGGTATTTAATTCAGGAAATCAAGCGAAGAAAGGAGATGGATGAATGCTGATCCACATCGACCAACTGTACTATCAGTACATGGACCGTGCTGAACACGACAGACTTCTCAACGCAATGGCCGAATTCTCAGAGGCCGCTTCGCAATATCAGGGGAGATTATCGGAATTAGAAAAAACCAGTTTGCTCTGGGATATCGTGATCAACAGAAGAACCAAGGTCACAGCCGATTGCCTAAGCCTTCAATTCTTTTTCCCTGATCATTCTCCATCAAAGGTCAAATTCCCAATACTCAGCACAAGCGGAATCACCGCTTTGTCCCTGTTTCTGTACTATTTAAAAGCCTTAGATTGCCCCAAGTCACCCTTTTCGGAGTTACAACCGTAATGATCATCGGAATCGACCCAGGAAGCACACATAGCGGAATGTGCATTGTCACTCCTCTAGTCATGAGCAAGACGCCAAACATTGTTCGAGCCGAGAAGATTGAGAACGCTGAACTTATAAAAATGATGCAAACGCGATGGGCAAAATCCGCCGAATTTGCACTTGAGGGCTTTGCGTGTCAAGGCCGTCCGGTTGGTGAATCGTCGATCCAGACGATGTACTTTATCGGTGAGATTAAAAGAGTTGCGATATACGAGGGCTTGCCGCTTGCAATCTACACGCGCCGCGAATATGGTCAATGGATTACCGCTGGCGGCAAACTTAATGATGCGACGCTCAGGGCTGGCCTGGAATCAATCTACGGGCCGTCAGCCAAAAAGAATGACCCGCTGTACCTACTTCGAGGAGCAAGCGACAAGCGTTCAGCGTTTGCAATTGCCAAGTACCACGAGTTTAAACGGGGCCAAAAATAATGGCACGATTGATATTTGCGTTCCACACAATACGCAATATGATAATGCACGGAAACAGGAAGGAAGATCACCTAGTTACCTATGTTATAAACACAGGGGATCCAGATATTATCTGTGACGTGTTCTCGGCGTTCGTTTCGGACGCCAAAGATGATTAAGGGGCAACATGACACCAGAACGGCAGGCAATAACTGAAATTGAATGGCAACGTCAGCTAAAAAAGAGGGTTAGAAAGTGGGTGAGCATGCGAGCCAGGCTAGGCGAACGGGCCAAAACGTACAACCTTGGACCGATGCCATTACCGCCGGTTAGTCTGGTAGAATATTACACCAAAAGCAATCGCGAAGATTGACTATTCAAGATTTGGATGCCAGAATAAAAATATGAAGATCAAGACCGTTCCACTAGATTCGATCAGTCAAGACCCTGCAAACCTGCGAAAGCACGGCGAGCGGAATATTGACGCAATCGTTGCCAGCTTACGCAAGTTCGGACAGCAGCATCCAATTGTTATCGATAGCAAGGGTATTATCCTATCCGGCAACGGGCGGTATATGGCCGCCGTCAAACTCGGTTGGACTGATATCAAGGTGGTCGAGTCATCGCTGACGGGATCGGCTGCCACTGCCTATGCTATCGCAGACAACCGGACAGCCGAACTGGCCGAATGGGATACCACAGCACTGGCTGAGACCTTGCGAGCGTTGCAATCGGAGGAGTTCGACACCAACGCGGCGGGGTATAGTGATGGCGAGATTGATGCACTTGTGGAGGGGTTGGGGCAGTTTGACGCTGAGGGTATTGAACCACCAGCTTTAAGGGATGGCGATAGGGCGCCGATTCAACAAATGACTTTTACGCTTCACGATGATCAGGCCGAATTGATAAAGCGGGCAATCCAATCCGCTATATCAGATGGACCATTTATTGATACCGGCAACGAGAACAGCAACGGCAACGCTCTTGCACGGTTAGCGGAGTCTTACATTGGGCAAGGCTAAAGCGATTATCGTAAAACCGATTTCCGCATCCGATGCAAATCGGATTGTTAAGTTGTTGCACTACTCAGGAAAAGTGGTGAACAATTCGCAACTCCATTTAGGTGTGTTCCTGGACGGGAAATGCGGCGGAGTTATGCAGTTCGGGCCATCACTTGATAAACGAAAAATGCTCAGGCTTGTCGAGGGCACGCTCTGGAATGAATTTATTGAATTAAACCGAATGGCTTTCTCTGATATCCTTCCCCGAAACAGCGAATCCCGTGCTATCGGATACGCTTTACGATGGATGCGAAAACAGTATCCACAAATTAAATGGTGTGTCTCTTTCGCCGACGGGACGCAATACGGGGATGGGACGATATATCGAGCGAGCGGATTCGCATTGACGGGCATCAAAGAAAACAACCAGATTTGGGCAGCACCAAGCGGCGAACGATTCAGCCGGACGTCGTTAACCGACAACCGAAGCAAGCAGCAGCAGCAGCAGGCACGCACGATAGCTTCACGAACAACGTTGACTAAGGGAAAACACATAACGGAAACTGGTGCATCTTCGATGAAATCGTTTTCTGCCGCCGGCTGGGAACCACTTACCGGCTTTCAACTCCGTTATATGTATTTTTTAGACCCAACCGCACGCCAACGCTTAACCGTTCCGATCCTGCCCTTCAGCGATATCGACCGCCTTGGTGCGGGGATGTACAAAGGTGAAACTCGCGTCCGAAGTGCTGACAGCGGCACGCCTGACAACCAGTCAGGAGGGGGCGGCGCAACTCCGACCCGGACGCTTCCAAACCCGTCACTAAAACCTCTTGCCGAAAGGTCGGTAAAATCGAACCGAAACTGTAGCCGGTAGGCAAGACAAGTTAGAATCATCTCAGATCAATAGAAAAACACTAGAATGGCAAATCCAAGCGGCACACCTCAAAATTTGAGGCCAAAACCATGGCCCAAGGGCGTTTCAGGCAACCCCGGTGGGCGTCCTAAGAAATCCCTTCAGGCCGCTCTTGAGGCCGAATTGGACGCCAAGCCGGAACTACTGCGGGCAATGGTTCAGAAAGGCTTAAAAATGGCACTAGAAGGGGACTTTCGGTATTGGGCGGCAATCTGGGACAGGCTTGAGGGCAAGGTGACAACAAATATCGAAATCAACGATAAGGCTCAAATAAACTGGGCGGAATTAGACAATGAATCAGATACGCCACCAAGGAACGCAATTGATCCCAAAGGGGCTTCACCGATTCCTGACGGTGGCGAAGCCTGATTTTGAATGGCAACCCGAACATTTGGCCGAATGCCGCCGTGCATTGGATCGTGTGACCCGCAGCGATTGCAAGCGGCTGATGCTGTTCTTGCCGCCCAGGCACGGCAAGAGCGAGCTGGCAACCATCCACTATGCCGCGTATAGGCTCCTGATAGATCAGAGCCTAAGCGTGATCATCGGAGCCTACAACCACGGGCTGGCCTGCACGTTCAGCCGGCAAACAAGACGGATTGCCAAGGAATTCGGCTTTGAATTTAGCGACGACCAGAACAAGCAAAACCAATGGTCAAGCGAACACGGCGGCGGGCTTTATGCGGTGGGCGTCGGATCGGGTGTCACTGGTTACGGAGCCGATCTGGTAATCATTGATGATCCGGTAAAGTCGCGTGCTGAAGCCGAATCCCCCACATATCGTGCCAGGGTGATGGACTGGTATCAGAATGACCTTTACACCCGCTTGCATCCCGGCGCGGCCATTGTCCTGATTATGACCCGCTGGCACAGCCTTGACCTAGCGGGCCAATTGCTTGAGCAGGCCAAAGAAGGGGGCGAGCAGTGGCAAGTGGTAAGCCTGCCAGCCATAGCCGAGCAGGACGACGCTATAGGGCGGCCGCCGGGCGAAGCACTCTGGCCAGAACGTTATTCGGTCGAGGACTTCAGGCGGATCAAGGCGGCAATCGGCTCCTACCCGTTTGAGGCTCTCTACCAACAGACACCAACACCACGGGCGGGCGGTTTCTTTCGTCCGGAGTGGTTCAAGATTGTTGACCCCTCACCAATACCGCCTGAGTCAAACATATGCCGGGCATGGGACACAGCCGCAACGGTGGGCGGTGGTGACTACACGGCGGGCGTCCGCATCAGCAAAACAGGTGACACCTACCGAATCCATCACGTTTCACGCGGCCAGTGGTCGCCGGCTACACGTCGTACTATCCAGAAACAGATTGCCGATACCGATGGCCGGGAAACGATCATCCACTTGGCACAAGATCCCGGCAGTGCGGGCGTCGATCAAGTTCAAAATGATATTTCCAACTTGATCGGATACGCTGTAACAAGCAAACGGCCAACCGGCTCTAAAGAGGTGCGGGCCATGCCTATTGCCGCAGCACTCGAATCTGGTATAGTACAAATAGATAGAGGGGACTGGAACCGCGATTTCATCGACGAGTTGTGCGCTTTCCCAACGGGCCGAAACGACGATCAGGTTGATGCCGCCGCCGATGCCTTCAACTATTTGAGTGCAATCAAGCCTTTCAGGTATGTGTCATAATGCCAAGCATGTTCGAAAGCATCCGAGACCGTTTCAGCAAGGCACTGAGGTCCGGCGTGGCTGCCAACACCGTTGACGTTGCCGCCTCATCGTGGTCAGTGGACGTGATGACTAGTCTGGCTAACGATTACATGACCCTGGCGCGTCCTTACACGCAAGTAAACGTGGTACAGGCCGCCATTCAGGCCATGCGACGCAACGCCACCAAAGCTGTTATGCAAGTGGGGTACTGGGATGAAGATGGCGGATTTGCGCCTGTCTATCACCAATTGCAATCACTCTGGCAACGTCCAAGCC